GAATGTACGCAACCCGTTGCGTGATGGCGACACTGAAACCAAGACAGATGGATCGCCACTTGGCCGCGAGTACGCTGGCCACTTCTTTTGCAATGTCAAGAGCACTACTAAGCCTGGGGCAATTGATGCGCACGGCAATGACCTGATTGGCTCTGACGATATTGTCAGTGGCGACTATGTGCGGGTGTCGTTGAATGCCTATGCTTATTCGCAAGCCGGCAACAATGGCGTGTCGTTTGGCCTGAACAACATCTTGCTGCTCAAGAAGGGCCAGCCCTTAGGTGGAGCCAAGCCAAGTGCCGCTGATGACTTTGGCATTGGCAAGTCTGCTGCACCTGCTGCCGCTGAAGCTGAGTCCTCAGACTGGTGATTTTTGCTCAATCAACTTGAGCAAAGCCTGCTCTAGTTGATTGACTGAGGCCCACAAGGGTTTGACAGTACCGGACATCCAGCGGCTGACCTGTGGCTGCTGGATGCCAGCCTCACGGCATAGGGCGTTCATCTTGATGCCATGCGCCCTAGCCTTTTCTCTAATGTCTTGTACTGATTGCATTTAGTGGATTTTACCCGAACAATATAAATTATTGACTACTTTGCAAATAGTGTACAATTCCGCATTATCTGTTACACAAGGAACAACATGAACAAATTAAGCAACCGTGCCGATGCGGCACTGGACTACCTGCTGGTGCTAATCATTGGCGTTGGCTTGGCTTTGGCCTTGGTGGTATGGTGGTCAGCATGAACGAAACACCACCGCCGTCATTAAGCAAAATGCTTGGGGTCTATGTCCCCCTTGAATTGAAACCCTTCACTGGCCGGCCTGGTGCTATGGATGCATTCAAGCTGCCGTCTTTGATTGGCAACTTGCAGGTCTTTAGGAAGGACGCCGACAAGTTATGAGTGATGTGCTTGAGCCGGCGCTGGAGGCCGCCATCGAATTGATGGATGACCTACTGTCGCCGGAAGTCTATGGCCATGCAATACCTGCTGACGCGCACGCTCGGGCCTTCGTGGTGCGTGCAATGCTTCGCAGAGAGTACAGCCGGAGAGTAAAAGATGCGCGGGATAAAGCCAGTTTATAAGGCTGCCATCGTCCGGCTGCTGGGCAATGGCGACCTGAGTGTGGCCGACATAGCCCAGAGAGTGCCATGCTCATTGAGGACAGCCTACGACATCGTGAGGGCTTTGCGCAAGACCGGACAGGCTTATGTGTCTGAGTACAAACCTGACAAGACCAAGCCCATGATGATCGTGCAGTTGGGCAGTGGGGTTGATGCGCTGCCGCTGCTGTCATCACCAGACCGAGTGGCCAAGCACAGGAAAAAGATGAGTGCTGACGATAAGGACTTTTTAAACGCACGCCGCCGTCAGAGGAATCGAAAGATCAAGATCGACCCTTTGATAGCAGCATTTTTTGGGGTAAATAGGTAATGGATGCTGCAAGTCAACTGATTGACTCGTACTTGAATACACAATTTGAGGTAGATGGCAAATTTACATTGCAGCCAAGAATTAAGAGTGTTGAGATTGAAGGATTATTTTCTGAGAAAAACCATCAATCAGCATCTTGCATCACCGCATTTAATCCGGCCAGCAAAGTTTGTTCTGATGAAGAAAACCTGAGCTTCCATGATAGGCTGATTCGGGAAGTCGAATCAATGTGCGTTCAGTTTTTGCCAATGCTGGGGCGATGCCCTCGTGGCAAATGGAAAAACGAAAATGGCTTGCTGCTGCTTGGGGTAAGTCTTAATCAGGCCAAGGAACTTGGGCGTAAATTTAATCAGAATGCAATCGTTTTTGTTGGCAGAGATTGCATTCCAGAAATTTATGTCATTGACCGCAGCTTAGGGTTTGTAAATTCCCTGCGGCCAGGCCCAGTCTGTTAGCAGACCCTCTTGGTAGGTGTAAGCTGGCATCAACCCTGTTTTCTGGTCAGCATAAATTGTGTCTGCTGGTGATGCAATTCGATTTCGCTCACCAAATGGGCCATAGTTGACCCAGCTATTTTGGCCTCGCGTCTCTGACGCCGCTGCTGGCAATGCCTCTGGTGAATACATTCGAGCATGAGACTGGAATGCGTTTTCCTCACCTCTAGCTCGAAACCCTACGCCGTACTTGGCATGCCCAAAAACATCATGGACGGCGCGGAAAAGATCGTTGTATGTCGTATTCGGGTCGTTGGCAATTCTCAAGTCCGATCTAGCCAAAAGTGGATTTCCGCTTATGTCGGCTGCTGATGATCCAAAGCCCGATTCGGTGGGGAACACTGACATTCTTTTGTTCATCACAAGATCGTTGATTGCATTTCGTGGGTTGCCGTATGGATCAGCACCACGAATGAAATCAAACTTGTAGCCCGCCTTTAAAAGCTGTTCGTACTGATCCTGAGTTTCTTTGGCCAAAGCCTTGTATGCTTTTTTTGTTTTTGGATCATTCGGGTCGTGCTTCATTGCCGCATATTCTTTGGCAATTTTTTCTGCTCGCTTAACATCAACTTCTGCATAAGGTTTTTGTGGGCTGTAAGTGATGCCCTTGTCGGCCATGTACTGCTTGGCAATGTCAACGATGCGCTGATCAGTGCCAAACTGCTCCATGCGGCCACCAACATCAACCGCTTCCGGCATGCCTTCCAGGCGCGGCCCCTGAAACCGCTTAGGTGGCAACACCCCAGGCATCAACCCTTGCTGCTGCAAGTAGCCCTCAGTCATCCTTGCTGCTGTTGGCCCGAGAACTTTAGCCCCCACCTTGCCAGCAAGCCCAACAATTGGAGCCACACCCAAAGCCGTGCCGGTATAAAAGGCAGGACGGGCGGTCTGCATGATCGACTCATACTGAGGATTCAGAACACTAAACCCCATCTCATCAGGGGCAGTGCCAAGCAGGCCGGAGACGGCAGCATAGGTGCGCGGGTCAGGCAAGGTGTTGACATCACGCTGCGCGGCCAAGGCTCTGGCCCTTGCACCTTGGCGCTGGATGTTGGGGTTGCCAAAGAATGGCATCAAGTCCTCTTCGTAAAGCAGGGCCATGAGTTACTCCGGTGTCGCGCCGATTATTGATCCGTAGCCAAGCTGCTCAGCCTTTTTGCGCAGTGACTTGGCAAAAGGCTCGACCTTCATCATGTTGGCCTTGCTCATCATTGATGCCGCCAGTTGCGGGTCAAGCATAGCCTCAACCAACAAGCGCTGCACCTGCTGATCAGGCAACTTGTACAACCAATCCAGTGGTCGGGTCATGGTGCGCAGCGTAGTGTTGTCGGCCATTGACTCGCTGAACACTCGGCCAATCAGGTTGCCCATGCTCAGATTTTGAAAGGTGTTTGAGCCTGGTGCGCGAACACCTGGCGCAGTTGCCGCTTGACCTCGGTTGATCTCATTGATGATGTTGTCAATCTTTCTCTGTGCAGCCGGTGACAGATCAGTGCCAATCTCTTCGCTCTTAGCTGCCAGTTGCCGGCGCAGTGCAGCAGCCGCCAGCACAGGCTCACCCGTCATTATGTTGGGCTGCCCTGTGGTGACTCTGTTTTGAATGGCTTGCAGCAATTCCATCTGGTCAATTGGCTTTGATGACTTGGCAAACTGCTGCATGTACTTGTTAAATCCTGGCGCACCAGACTCAATAGTCCGGTCAATAACTGGTAACAAATCTGCTAACTGGCCACGCGCCAAACGCAGGTTGGCCAAGTCGCCGGACAGCTTGCCAGCCATAGCATCGGTGATGTCCTTGCGCACGCTGTACAGCGCCATCGGGTTGATGGTGTTTGTTTCGGGGTCTACCCGCTTTGCCAGCAGGTCGGTCACATACTTCATGGCCTGATCTACTGTCTGTCGCTGGGTTGCTGGGTTTTGGGTAATCCCCAAGACTGCTGCCGCAATTGGCTCTACCGATACAGGTGGGGCGTTCAAAAAGGCTTGCTCACGCAATGGCGTTGTGATGCTAGACCGCTTGGCCTCGGCGTAGGGAATAGAGCCAGGTCGGCCAGCAGTACGCTGGAATGCGTCCATCAATGCCTGCTGGTTGGCAGACAGCCTTGCGCCAAACAGGTTGGATGGATCAAATGTCGCAGACCGCAGTGGCGACTCTAGGCCGGCAAGACCAGGATCACGCGCACCAGCGGCAGTGGTCAGTTGCACACCTGGCACTGTTGGCCTTGCGGCCTGCAAGTTGGCAATGGCTCGTTCTGGATCGGTTGCGACATTGCGCAGCACATTGCCGACCATCACCTCGCGGCCCTGTTGGGTAAAGGGCTGCACCAGCGCCTTGGGCGCAGCCAAGACGCGCTGAGTAGTTGATAAGGTTGGGCCACCAGGTGCAATCATGCCCGCGCCCATTGCGCCGGCTAATTGCAAAGCTGGTGAAAAGTCACCCTCGCGCAGCATCCCGCCGGCAGTAGAGGCCGCCAAGGCAGCAGATGTCTGAGCCTGTGGACTTTGGGCAAAGAATTGCGCAACATTGCGCCCCATCTCCGGCAGCATGGGTGCGACTGCTCCTGCAACTTTTGCCACACCAGCCGTGCCGTAACCAGCGCCAGTAATGTCTTGGACTACGCGCTCTTGCGCTGTCCTTGGCTCTGGGAAACCCAAGCGCCTGAGATTGGTCTGAGTGGCTTGCGTCATGGTTGGCACATTTGTGCCGGCGGCCAAGTTTAAAAAATTCACCAAAGGATCAACGGCCATCGGCAATAACCCGCCAGCAGTCATGACAGCTTGCGCTACAGGACGCACAGCCAATCCGGCTTCACGGCCAAGTGTGCTTGGGGCTTGCACCCCAGCAATTTGCTTTAGCTGGGCGAGTGGAGTGCCGTTAACAAATGCAGCAATCTGATCATCTGTCGCCTCCGCTGGAAACTCAAGAGTTCCAATGCCTTCGATGTTGATTTTTTTCATACGGCCTCATTCAAAGACAAATTTAGTTCCGTTCCAGCGCATAGTTTTAGCCGCACTAGCGGGTTGACTTTTCATAACCGATGGGGTAGTAGCTGGTGCGCCAAGTGCAGTGTCAAGGTTTTTAAATCCGTAAGCATTGCCAAACTGTTCGTACTCTGCACGCTTTTTGTTGTAAGCCTGACCTGCGGCAGAGTAAAGTTCGTTGGACAACTTCTGGAAATCATCACGCTGAGTAGGTGTCAGCTTTTGGCCAGTCATAAAGTTGTTAAAGTAGTTCTGCAAACGATCCATGCGGCCAGCAGCGGCCATTGCAATGCCAAGTTCAGACTCGCGGACAACAGAGCCAGGGTCAAGCAGCTTCATCACCTTGGTTGCACCACCGACATCACCGATTGGTGTGCCCTGTGCAAGTGAAGATACGACTTGGCCGTATGCAGACTTAATGTCGCTAAAGTCTTTGTAGATTGGCTCTTGCTTAAATGCACCGCTCAGCTTCATTTCATTCTCAAAGCCCTTTTGACCAACATCAATTGGTACTGTGACATTTGTCGCCCCAGACCGCTTTAACTTCATAATGTTTTCAAGGGTGATTGGCACACCCGCAGCCTGCAAAATTCTTACCTCTGCCGGTGATGCCTCTGGCTTGTCAAGCTGGCGCAAGTTTGCCAAAGTAGGGGCTAAGCCCAAGGCGTTTAGAGTCTTAATCGCTTCTGGTGATGCCTCTGGTTTGTCAAGCAAGCGCAAGTTTGCCATAGTCACCGGCAAGCCCAATTCCCTCAGTGTTTTGATGCTGTCTGGTGATGCCTCTGGCTTCATCATGTCAAGCAAATACTGCGTGCCTTTTTCTCGGCCAAGGCTGCCAATCAGCGCACGCTGCTGTTGGCTCAAGTTGCCAAGAACATTGGGCGCAGCAGCAGGGGCAGGGGCAGGCGGCACTGCCACGCCCGTCAATGGCGCTGGCTGTGCTGATGGTGCAGCCGCAGCCTCCATACCCTGTGGAGACTGCAAAAACTTTAAAAACCCAGCATCAGCCGTTGCAGTGCGTTGAGCCTCTTGCAGCTTCTGACCCAGCATCAGGTCTTGCAGCGACCCAGCACGCCCCTCTTGGTAGCTTTTCTGACCTGCTTGCAGTGCAGACCCAAAGGCTTGTCCCAATCCAATGGGGATTGCGCTGCGGCCACCGGCTTGCAGCAATGCAGCCGCCGCTGACAGCGCGGCATTACGATTCATCAGCTTGCGCTGGTCTTCGCTCAGTAGCGCATCAAGACCAGTTGGCGTGCCGCCCATGCCGCCGCCAAATATGCTGCCAAGATTTGCAAAGTCAAATTGGGTTGCCATTTTTATTCCTTAAAACAATCCAAGCAGTGCGCCAATTGCTGCGCCTGCTTCGCCGCTGACTGAGCCGCCAGTAAGTCCTGCTAATTGAGAGCCAGCCGTAGCACCGCCCAGAATACTAGCGCCCACGTTTCGGCTGTATGGAGTCGTTGTGCTGGCTCCCAAAGAGGCAGGATTAAAGCCAAGCGCCGACTGAGCAATACCCAGCCGCTGGAGATCAACATTGCGCAGTGCATCAAGCTGCTGCTGCTCAAAGGCTTGACGCGCACCGCCAGCACTCATTGCAGCCTGTGCGCCACCAAGGCGCAGGGCTTGCTGCTGTGCGCCAAGGTTGCCCAATTGACCACCAGCCGCAAGCCTAAACTGCGCACCCTGCAAACCAGTTTGTTGATTAAGTGCAGCAGCAGATTGCTGCCGTGCCAAGTCTGCTGCCTGCAATTGCACGGCCTGGTTGAATGCCGACTCGTTAAGCTGAGTGCCAAGATTGGCGGCCTGCTTGGCAAACCCCTGGTTGGTCAAAGCCTCTGCAACACCTTGGCGCGAACCGCCAAACGCACGGGCCTGCATTGCACGCTCACCTGTATTTTGGATAGCCATTTGCCTTGATGACTCCAAGTCAGCCAAGGCATTCTGGCGCACTAGGCTGGTGTACGGATTCATGTAGCTGGCAATTGAGCCAGCGCCACTCATGCCGAGGTTGGCTTGGCCCGATCCCAATTCGGCAGGCTGGTATGTCCCACTGAGTGCGGCCATCCTTGCAGCGTAGTCGGTGCTGCTGATGCCTGGGCCACCGAGGCCCGTATTGACAAGCTGTTCCTCACCAGCCCGATACAGCGGGTTGTAGCCTGCAAACTGTTGAACCGGCAATGCACTGGCCACGCCTTGAGCCTGCGCTATGTTTGAGAGAAACGCGTTCTTGATGTCAGGATCGATTGAGGTCGATGAAGTTGTGCTGCCGCCTTTTGACATTTTGTGCCCCTTATCCGAGTAGAGATTTCATTTTTTTGGCAGGAATCTTGCCATCGTTAATCATAGACAGCAGCCCCTCGCCGTACTTTTTAACCGCTGATTTTTTGATGACAAACTCGCCAATCTGCAATAAGCCAGCACCATCGTCTGGGCCTGGAGGGTTGGGGCCGGCAACTCGGTCAACTAGACCGCCTTTAAAGTTGCCGTCATAGCCACCGTAATCGCCTTGAGAAGGCGATCCGCCGCCTGTGATGCCTGCATCATCGCTAGGGTTGTAGCCATCACCCTGAGAGGGCATACCGCCGCCAGAGATGCCTGTATCAGTACCAGGGTCGTAGCTATCGCTGCCTTGAGAAGGCATGCCGCCGCCTGTGATGCCTGCATCATCGCTAGGGCTGTAGCTAGCCTGTTGCAAACCTTCTAAATATGCAAGCGCACCAGCGAAACTAGCTGCATCCCTAGCCGCTGCATCCCTAGTTTCTGCGGCATTTGCTGCATACGCCGCATTAAAAGAATTTAACATATCCTGTGGGTCTGGATACTCAGTTTCTGTATTGCTCCCCTGAAGAAGTTCACTGCCTCTGTTAGCGAGTAGCGCTGCCTGATAAGCTGCTGGATCAACTCCCGCTGCAATCAAACCTTGATCACGCACAACGTCAGGGGCAAAGTAATTCTGCAATTGACCAAGTGATGTATTCCCAAAAATCTTTTGGCCAAATTGAGTTACACCGGCCAGCGTTGGGTTTGCAGCGTAAAACTCAGCTTGTTGTGCTGGTGTCATGCTATCAAATGGTGTTGTCATACCACCACCACTTGAGCCACTGCCGGAGCCACTGCCGGAGCCACTGCCACCAGTATTACCACTGTAAGTTCCCAGAGGATTGATTTTCCGCACTACTGGAGCAGCGCCAGCAAGCAGCCCTCTTGAAGCCGGATAAGGGCTGACAAAAGGCTGAGTCTGTGAGATCAAGTCCCTGTATCTGTTTTGTGAACCGCCCACACCAGGCTGGGTCAACAAATACTGCTGATATAACTCTTCCATTGTTGCCATGTCATAGCTCCTTTGCTAGTACAGCCCACTGTGGACTGTAGCCCTCATCCTTTAAAAATGTCTTTGCCCAGCCCTTGCGGCCAGCCAAAGTCACCCGTGTGCAGCCAATTGACTTGCCCCAAGACTCAATCAACGGCTGCATTCTTGAGATTTCATCTAGGTCGCCACCAGCTAAAAAGACATGCATGTTTTTCAGCCTTGGATAGACAATGATTTCTGTCAGTATTACCGAGTTTTTGGCTGGCCACAGTTGCAGCCTGTTATCCAAAACCATCTCGGCAACATCATCAAAATAGTGTGTTCCACCAGAGTATTCTAAAGCAGCCTCAACATGATGGCGCAGCCTTTGCAAATGCTCTTGGTCGCTCATCTCTTACCGCTGGCCACCGCATCCAGCCGCATCACCCCGATGCGCCAATCTGCCAGCACATTACCCGTCACCTTCATGTTGACCTGCCGGCCAGAAAACCTGACAGAAGTCGGGTTGGCTGCCGTATATGGTCCAAATGTGGATTCCGTGCCGGTTGGGTAAAGCCTGGTCTTGAACGACACTACAGCCTCGCCCAAGGTCTGCTCATCGGGTATTACCTCACGAATACTCATAACATTGTCGCCATTGCCAATCTGTATTGGCCCAGACTCGGCAAAGAGTGTCGCGCCGTCATAGTCAAAACCCACCTCATGCTCGTTGACTTCGCCAGCCTCATCGACCATCAGCGGCAGCGTGAAAACGCCAGCGTCAGTGCCTGCTAACCTTGCCAATGTGCCGATGGCCCAATGGCCTTCTCGGTAGTTGTAGGTGACATAGGAGTCATTCTCAATGCCTGCATTGCTTGGGTAAAACCACCAAATCTCACCAAACTTGCTGTTATGCACAGCATGGACTTTTGCCCGTTGGTCTAGGTTGATATTGTTGAAAACGAAATCACTGACATCGCATGGCAGTGGTTTGGCGTAGCCGTCATAAATCCAAAAGCCCGACTTACTCATCCAGATAGCTGCCGTATCAATAGCGGCCACAGCTTGGGCAGAGATCAATCCGCACCCAGAGCCAGCCTTCTCAAACCCGTAAACAAATGGCGCACCGACATACTGCGCTGTATGCACATCAACATCGGTAAACAGCAGGTTGATGCCCTTGACCCTCTTGCCAGCCATCAGTGTGCCGGAGCTTGTCAATTCATAGTCACCGGCCAAGTTGTCTGTTGCTGGCGTCCAGAGGGTATTGTTCTCTTGGTCGCACCACTGGACTTTGCGAGGGTTTCCACCAGCGCCAAGGGCAAACAGGAATCGCTCGGCGGTCACAAGAATAGCCTTGTTGTTGGTCGGTGCGTTGGTGATTGGTGCGGCCAGTGTCGGCGTTGTAAAGCCAAGCTGCCACTCGTAAATCTTGCCATCGTGGTCAGAGCAACCCACCAAGTATTCGCCCCAAGTGTCAAGGCTCCAAGTTGTAGCCACATTTGCCGTTCCAGTGTCGGGGCGTGGCACGCCGTAGGCAAAACTGCCATAAAGGTTTTTGCCGTAGCCAGTGGTGGAGGTGGAGTCAATAAAGCCAGTTGCAAATCCGGTTGGTGTGATGTCCTTCAAGACCCCTAAAATATCCATTGCAAACAGCTTGGAGTGAGTGCCAAGGCCGATGTAAGAGTCCGCAGAATTGTCGCGCCAAGTGATGATTGCCCTGCAAGCGCCGGTCACAGTTGACGCCGACTTTGCCCTCCAGCCGTTAACTGGCCGGAGCGTGTTTTCGTACCAGCGCACAAGGTTGGCATCGTGCCACCGCCCAGCAGACTGATATTCAGTGCCGTTGCGGTAGACGCCTGGGGGCAGTTTGATGGGT